TCAATAATCGCTTGGAGGCGAGCGATCTAGTGTAGTTCTGCCAGCGCATGACTGCGGGACTCTGAGCCGAGATTTTCGATGACTCATCCCCTCCGCCACTTGCCCCCGCGAAAGCGTTCTCCCGATCCGGCCGCGGCCGGATTTTTCCGTTGTTTTCGAGGGTTATGCGGGAGGGGCTGTTAACCAGCCCTCACCCCGGAAGGCGCATACGCGTTCTCTTTAGGCGGATATTCTCCGGACCTGTTAACCGCTGCGCTTCCGGTGAACAGCTCTCAAGCCATTGATTCTCAGAGGAATGATCTGCTGCGAGCGATGATCGCTGTTCGAATTGGGGTTTGGCATGAGGACGCCACTGTCCTCGAACTGAGCACGCGCGACGGGCGCGCCCTACTGCAGCGTGCGCCCTTCGTGATGCCGCACCTCGTCCTCAATCTGATTCACGAAGTCTTCGATCTGGTCCTCGTCAAACACCTTGTTGTCGAACGGCACCTGACGAAGAATCTCGACGGCATTCCGGTACGCTGGCACCAATGAGGTGTTCTGAGGACGCCCCACTATGAAATGAACCTGAACATCCTCGGTTGTGCCAATCTTTACGGCTGAAAGGTGCCCCAGCCAGCGGCGTGCCTTATCCTTGATATTGTCCGCGTCAGACAGGTCGAATGAAAGTGGCTCGTAGACGTGCCAGCGCCCGTTTTTCCAAGCATGACGAAACTCGACAGCGTCTGTATTCCCTTGGATTCGCTTGGGCTCCAGCTCAACGTTTACGCCATGCTCCTTGAGCTTCGCTTCGACGGGACGCCATACGTCGTCATCACTCCGTCGGCGCTCAGACGGTCGGTCATACCTCGAGACAAAGCGCAGATAGAGCTGATCGAAGGTTTTCTGAGGGTCCGCAGTCAGGCCGGCGCCCACTGGTGACCACTGCAACGAGCTGTCGTCGAGCGGTAGCGCGACCCGCGCATAGTCACCAGCTGTCCTGTCGCCTTTGAAAAGGCCCTCACTTTTCAGACTACGCTGAACGCTCTTCATCCCGCGATCGATGGCCTCGATCGCGCGCTTGTAGGACTCACTGTCCAGATCCGGGAAAACATTCTTTATACGGCCGAATGTCTTGCGGGATTTCGTCAGGATAAGTGGACGGCCGGGGACGACCATGACCAAGCCGACATTCACGAACTCGCCCGTCAGGACATCGTGAATGTAGCGCAGAACGACGTAGCTATACGGCTCCTTCGCGGTCATGCCAGTATCCTCCCAAGTTCCCCGATGCATGCATCGATGTTGTCCCGAGCCTCGGCGATCAACTTCAGCGCAACATCTATGTCGGCGCGGGCTGCTGCCCACTCCGGGGGGATTGCTCCTTCATACTCCTGCAGCCGCCCATCCGACAAGGCGCTCCAGCGAGATTTGATCTCGCTGAAGTCGAACGGTGCGCCTTTCAGCTCATGCACGAAAATATGCCTGCCAGGGGTTTCGAAGTCCCTCATGCCGCCAAGTGCCCACGGCGCGCGCCACAACAGGATCAGTCGGTGGGCAAAGGCAAGCTCGTGGTCGATGATCCGCAGCTCGTTGCCCCTGACAAGGCAGTTCGGGTTCTCCGCCCGCCGATCAGGGTTCTGGATGATCGCGTCGAACAGCAGGATGCCGGCGGCGACTGGCCTCATCGCGTCAGAGAGGCGCTGACCGCTGCTCCATGCGGAGAAACCCGTGCTGCGCGTAGAGCCAAACGCCACGGGACAACTACGGCGCAGCTTGTCAGCGATCTGGGGGTCACTCACCACCGGAAAAATCTCCGGCGGGATCTCGACGAGCCAGGGCCTTGGCACCGGAAGCCCCAGATCGGCCGCAAGACATGCGGCAATGGCCTCTCTCGCCAGGTTCACAACCGCCTGGTCACAACCTGCCGAAAGCTTGACGAAAACTTCGACCTCTTCCTCGCCATCCGCTTCGCAGGCCGACAGGACAGGACCCGTTCGTCCCTGTACCGCTGCCCGGTCGATCCGGGTAAGGACGGCGCGAGGTATCATGCAGCTGTCGCTTTCCCATTGAAGACTGAATGAAGGATCGACTGGATCAATGCGGACAAATCCGCCTGTGAGGCGCCTCCTTCTACCTGCAGGTCAGCCAAGACATCTAGCCGCTCCAAAAAGTCCTTCTGTGTTTGCAAGGTAGGAAGAGGAATTGCCATTTGAAGAAATTTATCTTCTTTTAGGCGCACTCGATTTGTAGAACCTTCACTAGCCCGACGACAAAGGTCCACAAACGCTTCTGTTCTTGTGATCCATTCAAAAAAGTGCGGCAAAACAATCTTTGAATCTATATCAAAAGCTGGAAAGTCGCCACTCACTAGGGCACCGTCCAAATCACCTGGGACAATTCCGAAAGCACCGTGCCTTGCATCAATTCTTGACATGAGAAATTGCCCCGCAGAAACGCGAACCTGCTTCTCCGCCGCAATCTCAGATCCCCGCTTTACACCGCGAAGCGCAAGACCTTTGCCCCAAAGGCGAACCGTAATTTGCTTGTACTCTGAAGAAGGCTCTAGACTGATCTTCTCTGTGTGTTTCACCAAGAACCGACCAAGTTCGACTCGGCTAAGCTCCATATCCTTCTGATTCTCAAAGTAACCGTTCAGCTCGAGCAGGCGGTCAAGGACAAGTCTCTGCCGGTCCAGAAGAGATCCAATGATCTCTCTCGGGAGCCTTTCATCTTCAAAGCCGCGCTTGTGAGGGTTTTTAATATCAAGGTTGCACTTGATAACATTGCCTTTCTCATCCCTCTCGATCAGGTCTTTTACGGATACCTTCCAAGCACGTTCATTTTCACTCCGATCATTCCACCAATTTAAGCACGCCTCAAACTCTTCAAATGCCATTGGTGCAGTCTTTGAATACTTCTTTCTTCCCTCTGGTTCAGGCTGCTCATAGAACCATACATCTCTAGAAGGGCCCGAAGTATCGAAGAACAGAAGGTTTGTGGCAATGTCGGTATACGGCTCGAAAACGCCTTCTCGTAACCGCACAATGGTATGCAGGTTGAACTTCTCGAGCAGGTCCGCCTTGATCCGCGCCGAAATGCCATCACCGAACAGCGTGCCGTGCGGAACGACGACCGCGGCTCGCCCGCGCCCGGCGCGCTTCAGCCGCCGCATGATCAGTTGCAGGAACAGCAGCGCTGTTTCGGCCGTCCGCCGGTCCTCGGGGAAGTTGTTGAGGATGCCTGCCTCTTCCTCGCCGCCGAATGGCGGATTGGTCAGGATGACATCGACCCGCTGATCCTCGCCGATCTCGGCCAGGCGGAAGCGAAGGGCATTGCCAGGGTCGATGCGCGGGGCATGCAGCCCGTGCAGCAGTAGGTTGAGCTGGGACAGCAGGAACGGCAGCGACTTGGCCTCGCCGCCGAAGAAGCTGTCTTCCTGCAGGATGCGCCGCTTCTCGACTGTATCGGCCTCGCGCTCAAGATGGAGGAACGCCTCGGTCAGAAATCCCCCGGTGCCGCATGCCGGGTCGAGGATGGTCTCGCCCAGCTTGGGGTCGGTCACTTCGACCATGAACCGCACGACCGGCCGGGGCGTGTAGAACTCGCCCGAGTCTCCTGCTGCGTCGCGCATCTCGCGCAGCAACGTCTCATACAGGCGGCCGAGTGTATGAACTTCTTCCGAGGAATCGAAATGGATGCCGTCGATCAGGTTGACCACGTCGCGTAATAAGTAGCCGCTCTCCATCCGGTTGGCGAAGCCCTGGAAGACGGTTGCGATCACGTCGCGCCGCTCGCGCCGCCCATTATCGCCGCGCAAGCCTCGGAGATAGGCGAAGAGCCCCGGGCCGCGGGTCCCGTCCGGACGCTCCGTCATCTCGGAAACGAGGAACGACAGGAGGTCGGGGCCGGTGATGCCATCGGCATCCGCTGCCCAATCGCGCCAGCGATAAGGGGCCTCGATGATCGAACGATAATCCTTGCCCGCGAGTTCTGCGCGTCCCTCCTCGATCCTCTCCATGTCGTCGAGGAACTTCAGGAACATAATCCAGGTGAGCATCGGCAACCGATCAAGGTCGCCATTCAGCCCCTTGTCCTTCCGCATGATCTTGCGAGCGGATTTGATAATGCTGTCGAGACGCTGGGCAGTGGTCAGTTGCTTCGGCGCAGCCTTCTTGCGGGCGGTTGTAGCCAAGATAGAGCTCCTTCAATTCAAGCAGTGTAGAGCAGACGCTGCAGCTCGGTGACGGCGCTGCGGAGCTCCTTGCCCCCGCCGAAACGGGCGGCGATTTCTATGACGTTGCCCCACTCGTTGAACGGCGGCACTTCCAGGATGTCGGGCAGCTTAAACTGGGCACTGCCGTGTTCAGCATACTTTTCAAGCACCGCATCCAGAACTTCGCGGGCATCCGGCCCAAAGCGGTCCAGAAAGTCGTCCTGCTCCCTCACCAGACGGTCAGCGCGCTCGCGCCGGGTGCGCAGCGGCGCGTTATAGGCGAGATGGCAAAGGAGATCGAACGGGTCGGCCTCCGGCTTTCCGACTGCATCAGCCAGGGAATCGAGGTCGATGCCCTTTTCCTCGAGCCGCTCGACGATTTCCGCCCGGCGTTCGGGGTCGAGCCAGTCCGTGCGCAGTTCCGAAGCATTGGGATAGAGTGTACGGACCTTGTCGCCAGTGTAGTCGGTGAGCTGGCGGCAGGCGAGCTGCCGCCCGTCGGAATCGAGTTCGTACACGAGGTGCCGGACGATCGCGACCTCGCCGCCGTCGACATAGAACTTGCGGGGCCCGTTCTCGCCCTCGTCCCCTAGGTCGACGGGTCCATCCGGGATATCTGGCCCTTCGGGAAAATCCTCGGGATCCGGCGCCCCGTCTTCGATCTCACGCTCTTCGACGATATCGCCGTCCGCATTGATGACCGCTTCGTCCTCGCGGACGGGATCGCCGTCAAAGGCAGGATCGGCGAACATGCGTGTCGCCGTTCCGGTGTAGTCGATGATGTTGAAGGCGAGCTTGCCGTAGTCGGCCCTGAGACGGGTGCCTCGTCCGATGATCTGCTTGAACTCCGGCATGGAGCCCACGACCCGCGCAAGCACGACGTTCTTGCAGGTCGGTGCGTCCACGCCGGTCGTGAGAAGCTGCGACGTGGTGAGGATGACCGGCGTTTGGGTCTCGACATCCTGAAACTTCGCCCTGTGCGCGCTTCCCACATCGCCCTCGTCGGACGTCACACGGCAAGCGTAGTCGGGATGGTCCTTCACGAGATCGGTGTTCAGGGCGGCGAGCGCCTGCCGCATTTCGAGCGCGTGTTCCTGGTCGACGCAGAAGACGATGGTCTTGGCGAAGCGGTCGGTCTCGGCCATGAAGCCTGCAAGATGTTTCGCAATAGCCTGCGTTCGAGCCCGCAGCGCCACGACCCGCTCGAAGTCCCGCGTCGAGTATTCGGCGTCGGGGATCTCGCGACCATAGCGATCAAGTTCACCCCGCGTTGGTCGCCAGCCGGCAGCATCGTAGTCCGAAATAACGCGATGGACGCGATACGGGGCCAGGAAGCCATCGGCGATGCCCTGCGCCAGGCTGTACTCATAGAGCGGATCACCGAAATAGTTGTAGGTGTCGACGTTCTCCTCCCGCCGCGGCGTCGCTGTCATCCCGATCTGGGTCGCAGGTTCGAACCACTCGAGGATTTCCCGCCAGTTGCTGTCGTCACGAGCACTGCCGCGATGGCATTCGTCAATGATAATGAGATCGAAGAAATCGCGCGCATACTCTCGGTAGAGGCCGGGACGGTTCTCGTCACGCGCGATGGACTGGTAGATGGCGAAATACATGTCGCGGCTCTTGACCGCCACGCCGCCAGCTATCTTGTGACGGGCGTCGCCAAACGGGCTGAAATCCTTTGCCATCGGATCGTCGACCAGGACGTTGCGATCGGCGAGAAACAGGATCTTCGGGTTCCGATTGACCCCTTTGGAATTCCAGCGTGCTGACCGTAGCTTCCAGCAGATCTGGAAGGCGACGGCAGTCTTTCCCGCTCCGGTGCAGAGTGTGAGGGGGGCCCGTTTCCTGCCCTGAAGGGCCGCTTGGACCGCGCGGTTCACCGCGATTTCCTGATAGTAGCGAAGGGGTTTGGCTCGGTCTGGAAAGGTGGGCGTCAGCAGCCGTTCGGCCACTTGGTCGTCGACAATGCCCTCGGCGCGGCGGAGCCGAGCCCAAAGGTCATCAGGCGCCGGGAAATCCGAAATCGTTCGCTCGATGCCGGTCGTGTAGTCGAATTCGACAATCTCGATCCCGTTGGTCGAATACGCGAACCGAAGTCCAAGGATTTCTGCATATTCCTTGGCTTGTTGGAGGCCCTCCGCGGCGTGCCGGTAGCGGGATTTGGCCTCAACGACGGCGATCGGGAAATCCGGATTATATCGGAGAAGATAGTCTGAGCGCTTCTGCTTGCCACGTCGAGCTTTGCCGCCGACAAATACAACTCGGCCGTCAGTAAAAGTTCTCTGCTCGTTTATCGCGTGCGGGCGATCATCCCAGCCTGCTTCCTGCAGCTTCGGGACGACGAACTTCCTGCAGGTATCGGCTTCGTTCATGCGCAATCTACTTCGCCCGGTTTCGACATGCCATCGCGCAGCAAACGGCTTGTCAAAGAACTCGGCTCAGATCAACGCGCAATTCTTTGGTTTGGCAGCTCTTTCGCCTGACAACGGCTCTGAGAAGCTACAGCGTGGCCGACTGATGCCGCAAGCCTTATTCCGTCCCTGGCAGCAAGGACTCGCGCTGCCTCGACCATTCATCGGGGATCTGCACTCGCAGCGACTGAAGCGTCAGGCCCGGTGGATGCCGTGCGTCGAGTATCGCCTCGACGAGATCGGGCGCAAGCTGCGTCAGCCGAAGCACACGCGTGAGGTAGGAGACAGCGATGCCTTCCTGTGCGGCGAGGTCGGCTACCGTGGCAAAGTGACCGTTGTCGAGCATCCTCTTCCAGCGGAACGCGCGCGCAAGCGCCTTGATGAGCGTATCGTCCGGCCTCCCGCGCGCTTGGATGCCTGATGGCCGCTGCATCTCTTTCCGCCCGCCGCGCTTCACGATGCGGAATGGCACGTGGATTGTGACCGTCTCGGGGACCGCCGTCGCGCGGGTCATGCCGCTGCTCCGATGCTGCCAGACAGCATCTCGCGCGCGAGCCCTCCGAGGCCGTCCATCCGGAGCCGGAAGTTGAGCCCGTTCGTGCCGATATCGACGCGCTCGACCAGCAGCGTGACAATGCGCGCCTGCTCGGCGGGGAAAAGTTCGTCCCACAGCGGGTCGAGCTGCTGCAAGGCCGCGCGTGCGTCGGCCTCGGAGATGTCTTCGGCGTAGGCACGCGCCGCCTTCCAGGTCCCCGCAACAATCTCCGGCTGGCGGAACACGGCGCGGAGCTGGTCTGTGACGGCGCCCTCGATCTCGCCCGCAGGCACGCGGCCGACCGGACACGAACCAGCACCGTGCTTCAGCACGGTCTGACTGACATAGTAGCGGTACAGCCTGTCGCCCTTGCGCGTATGGGTCGGCGAGAAGGCCGCGCCGTCCGGCCCGAACAGCAGCCCCTTCAGCAGCGCGGGCGTGTCGGCGCGCGTGCGCGCGGCGCGCTTCCGGGGGCTCTCCTGCAGGATGGTGTGAACCTTATCCCACGTCTCGCGGTCGATGACCGCGTCGTGCTCACCCGGATAGCTGTCGCCCTTGTGGACCGCTTCGCCAATGTAGGCGCGGTTGCTGAGCATCCGGTAGATGTACTTCTTGTCGATCCGGTTGCCGCGCGGTGTCCGGATGCCGCGCGCGCCGACCTCCCGCGCCAGCTCCGTGCAGGACCCGATCTCGAGGAAGCGGGCGAAGATCCAGCGCACACGCGCGGCGATGTCTTCGTCGACCACCAGCTTCCGGTTCTCCACGCGGTAGCCGAAGGGCGGCACCCCGCCCATCCACATGCCCTTCTTCCGACTGGCGGCGACCTTGTCGCGGATGCGTTCGGCTGTCACCTCCCGCTCGAACTGGGCGAAGCTGAGAAGGATGTTCAGCGTCAGCCGCCCCATGGACGTGGTGGTGTTGAACGACTGCGTGACCGAGACGAACGTCACGCCGTTCCGGTCGAACACCTCGACCAGCTTGGCGAAGTCGGCGAGCGAGCGCGACAGGCGGTCGATCTTGTAGACCACCACCACGTCGACCAGCCCGTCCTCGATGTCCTCCAGCAGGCGGTGCAGGCCGGGCCGTTCCAGCGTGCCGCCGGAGATGCCGCCGTCGTCATACTGATCGCGGACCAGCACCCAGCCCTCGGAACGCTGGCTGGCGATGTACGCCTCGCAGGCCTCGCGCTGAGCGTGGAGGCTGTTGAACTCCTGCTCCAGCCCTTCCTCGGAGGATTTCCGGGTGTAGACCGCGCAGCGCAGCTTGCGGACGAGCTTCGTTTTTTCGGGCGGCTTCATCATCTCCGCCCCCTGTGGTTCTTGAGCCCGAAGAACACCCAGCCGTTCCAGCGCGTGCCGGTGATGGCCCGCGCGATGGCGGACAACGACTTGTACGGCCGACCCTGCCACTCGAAGCCATCGGCGGTGACGGTGACGATCTGTTCGACGCCCTGCCACTCGCGCAGCAGCCGCGTGCCGTTGATCGGGCGGTCGCGGTCGGCGCGGATCCTGCGTTTCGTCGTGTCGCCGCCGTCCAGTTCCTCGCCCAGCCGTTCCAGCCGCCGGATCGTTTCCGGTGTCAGCCCGCCATAGGCAAGTTCCTGGATGCGGTACGCCAGCCGGGATTCGAGGTAGCGTCGGTTGAACGGGGGCGGCTCGCTGTCGAACAGGTCGCGCCACTGTTTCTTCAGGTCCGGCGTTGGCGTGGTCTTCAGCGCGGCCAGGCGCGCGGGGATGGGATCGGGCTTGTTCATGCATTTCTCCGGCGAGTTGGAGTTGCATGACGGCATTGGTCGGGCGGATAGTGTAGGCAACGTTCTCCAGTATCGTCAGATACTTCGTCCGTCTTTCGCATCCGCAACCGAACCAGCCCGAGCGCCAGCAGGCCGCACAGCTCAGTGCGGCGCTCTGCGGGCGTCATCTGGTCGGGCGGCAGCGGATTCGGGCGCTTCATGTTTCGGTAGCCGTGATCGGTGGTACTTACCGATCAAAAGCCACCCCACTGGCCGTGACGGGACATCACTCCCTACAGGATTCAGGGTTGCGAACAGGTAGAGAACATCGGGCCTTGCCGATCACCGATTTGTCCGCGACAATCGCGAGTTGAATCAGTCGAGAGCAGTAGTTCATTGAGGTAAGTTCATGACGCGCAAAGCAACTCCGATCGGTCCCCATCTCCTGGAGCAGATCCAGGACGCGCGCGTGGTTCTCGCCTCTGTGGACGTAACTTTCCGGCGAAATGGCGGCGTCGCCCTCGGTCTCCAGAGGCGACATCGCGATATCAAGCTCCGAGCACGGCGCCACGATCGCCTTCAGTAGCGCAAGTCAAAACTCTCGGAGACTTCAATGGTACGCGTCCCGGCTAAAACCTGCCCCAATCTTTCTCGGCTTTTCGATGATGCAGAGCCCGAATTGCTGTCCGGATTTCTCAACAGCAAGGCTTTCGAGAGGTTGGCCTGGCTTGCGGCCTACAAGTTCGACCCCGACGATCCGGACGGTCCGACAGCAGCGAGGAATATGCTGCCGAAGGAAAAGAAGGACCGGCTGGGCCCGCTCGAAGCTGAAGCAGCCCGGATCGTCACAATTGCGAGCGACCGCGGCGAATATGTCCTCCAAGGTCTCGCCACGACTACGCTTGAACCGGACCGCGCCAAGGAACTTCTGAACCGGCGGGACAAGCTCGCGCGAAGCCTGTGGGCTTACGCCAACGAACACGGCTTATTTGAAGCGGCGGAGAACAGCCTGCACCTGCGTCTCTACCGGCGCTACGACAAGCACTACCAGACCTTCATGGCCGAGCCTTCGGTCGACGGGGGCCCCGACGCCGGCAGTGCATTGCTCGACGAGCTTCTGGTCGACCTCAACAAGCGTCTCGATCGCGGCGACGGCTACAGCATCGACAAGTTCGACATCCCCAAGGACGGAGATGAACCGGCGGCTGAGATGTACCTGCTGTTCCATCCCGATCCCCCCACGAGCGTTCGGGAGATCGATGACGATGGCAATCGGTCGAGCATCTATTTTCGGCCGCCCGGAGAGGCGATGATCGTCTACACGCCATCGACCGGGCGGGTCCATGTCCGCGCTGGCAACCGAAAGCTCAGGCACACGGTCGCCGAACGCTTCATCGAGACTGCTCTCGAGCAGACCTACTCCAACCAGCCCGTAGACTTTCAGGCCTACGACATTTCGCAGTTCCTGCAAGGACTCGATCTTGAACCGCCGGAACTCGACGACGTCGTGATCGACCGCGCACAGGTGATCCGCGCTGACATCAGCATCGGTAATCTGGCCAACCGTCTCTCGCTTTCCACCACGATCGACCAGGACATCTCAGAGATCATCGACAACCAGCCGGGCCTTCCAAGGATTTTCGAGCGAGCGCTCGCAATCCGTTTTGTCGAGATTGCGGTCCGGTACTCCCGCGCGGGACGGGATGAGGCGCAAACCCTCAACTTCACGCTCACCGACCGCAACACGAGCAGCCTTCTCAGCATCGACGACCCGTTCGAGCGCGTTCTGGGGCATCGCTTGCTCAGACACTGGAACATCCTTCGTGATGGTCGCGCACCGGGCGATGAGGAGAGCATGGCGGTCATGCCCGCCTTGCTGGCCATCTGGGACATCGGAGCTGAGAGGGTGACCGGTGCATGGCTCCAAGCTCGTGGTGTCGATCCTGGCCTCCTGACCGATCTGGGTTTCCTCGTGCCCGCCGGCTGGGAGGGGGACGACCTGATCGACGATGAAGACGAGGTCGGACCGGTCGCAGCCGAAGTGGTCGTTCGGGTCGATGAGGGAGAAGCGGAGGAAAGTCACCGCAAGGTGGCCGACCTCAAGGTCGCCGAGGGACAGGTGACGTCTGCGGGCAACCCGGATCGCTACAGGATATATCGGGTGCGCGACGGCTGGGTCGTGCAACACCTGAAGGAACGTCTCGAACAAGTGCTCGATGCGCCTGCAATCGAGAAGCTGACCGACCACCTTCTCTACCTTGGAACGCTCAGTGTCGATGGCGGGGACGTCCCGATTTATCTCGCGCGCGGTCTCGACCGGGAGAAGGTCCGATCGGCCGTCGATACTGAGCTTCGGGCGCGCCACAACCTCGGAATAGGTCTTGTCCTGCAGGCCGGCAGCGCTCCCGGACCGTGCCTGGCGGCCAATGTTCTGACGCCGCTTGTTGATCAGATCAACACGCAGCAAGCCGAAATCGCGTTGGTCGGAGACAAGCTCCGGTCCGTGCTTCGACGCCATCGGATACTGGCCCGCGGCGGCCAGGCTGTCGAACTCACCCGGGTCGGGGACAACATGGCAACTCTGTTTGTTCCGGGGAAAGGCAGCATCGACATCAAGGGCGAGAACCGCATTGATGTCATCCAGCGGCTGGTCGATGCGCACAACTCCGGCCCGATGCCAATGGCGACAGCAGACCTGATCAGCGGGATCGCGGAGGACCAGTCCTTGGCGAACATTTTCAAGCAGCCTCTCTGGAAAAAGCTGACGGCCGACTTCCTGCGAAGCCCCGGAAAAGGGCAATGGGAGATCGCCATCTGACGGCTGGCTCCGATCCGGCTCCGACTGGGGGGTCTGACTAGCTCCGATTCTCCGGGCCAATGGGAGTGCTCCACATCAGAGGAGCACTTCGATGCCGACTCCCTTCCCCTCGCGCCAGGCAGCCCAGACGAGCTGGTCCGGCGCCGCGACGACCAAGCCTACCACCCACAACTCGGAATGGCGCTGCACGCGCTGTGACAAGCTGCTCGGCGTCTGCCGGGACGGCCGCATGCACCTGCGCTTCGCGCGGGGGCACGAGTATCTCGTGGGCTTCCCGGTGCAGGCCACCTGCCGCGGCTGTGGCACGCTGAACCACGCGACCGCGCCCGCGCGCTGACGCGCGCATTCACCCAACTCCCTGAAATCCCAGAGACGCGCGACGTCCTGACCTGGCCACGAGAAGGCGCCGGACGCCTGGCCGCAAGGCAGGCGTCCGATGTCCTTCGCGTGGCACGAGATCCGTGATCACCTCATGCATTCATCCTCCAACCTTCACTTCCAGCGCAGTTTCGACGCCGTCCGGCGTGGACAGGCCGCCCTCGCACCGTTCAGGGATCCGGCGGCTCTGCTGGACGGGCTGCACCGCACGCCCGGTGATCAGGGCCAGAAGAACGTGATCCTCTCCGCGCTCGTCAGGGCGGCGCAGGGCGACGGGCCCGCGTCCGACTGCGCCCTCACGCTGCTGTTGCTGGCGCTCTGGCCTGGCCTCGACGCCATCCGCCGCCGGTCGATCTGGCGCAGGATCGGCACCGCCGACGAGGTCGCGTCCGATGTTCTGGCGCGCACCACCGAGGCGGTCCGCGGCCTCGACCTCGGGCGCGTCAACTGGATCGCGGCCACGGTGCTGCGCAACGTCGAGCGCGACATGATCCGCGTGCGCCGTCGTGACACGGCGCGCGAACATCTCGTCAGCAGCGCCGATCCCGACGAGGTGGCTGACAGCGGCAACAGCGGCATCGGCGCGGCCGGGTACGCGCGACTGAACGGCGCCGTGCGGAAGCTGCTCGGCGACGACGCCGTGCTGGTGATCCGCGTGGCGATCGAGGGCTTCTCCCAGGCCGAGGTCGCCGTGGAACTGGGCCTGACCGAGGCTGCCGCCCGCAAGCGGTACCAGCGCGCCATGCGCCGGCTGCACGACGCCCTCCAGGAAATCCCCTGAACTGATGTCCCGATCCGGTCCCGCGGATGGCTTTTCCCATTCGAGCGCCCCGAGCGCCTTCCCTCCAACCGAAAGCAGACACGCATGAACCGCACTGCCGATCTGTCGCTCGAGGATTTCAGGCGTCTTCCGGGGCTCTATCGCCGCTGGGAGCTGACCGAGGTCTGCGAGCCCAACCGCAACTATCAGATCGAGGACGCCGGCGCCCATGCTGACGGGACGCCGCTGCTGGCGATCTACGTCGCCGAGCCCGCGCCCGACGTCCGCGAGGCCGCGTGATGCGCCTCCTCGATCACATCATCTCACGGAGAACCGCCATGCCGGACCAGCCGGACGACATCACCCGTCTTCGCAAGGCGAGCTACGCGCTCGAAGACCTCCCCGAAACCATCGCCTTCCCGCAGCGCCCCGGAGACGAACCGCGCGAGCCGCTGCCGGTCGTCGAGGCGACCGTCGACGAGATCGCCTTCGCGATCGTGGAGGCGGAGCGCGAGAGCTCGGCCGCCTACCGCCGCGCCGACGCGCTGAAGCGGCTCTACAAGCTCGCCCGCGAGGCGGGGTGCATCGGCGCGGATCGCGCCGCTGCGGCGTTGATCAAGAAGGAGGGCCAGTGATGGCCCTTCCCATCATCGGCGCCGATGAGCGGCTCGCTCAGCGCAAGGGCATCAAGGGCGTCATCTTTGGCCGGTCCGGCATCGGCAAGACCAGCCTGCTCTGGACGCTGAACGCCTCGACCACGCTCTTCCTCGACCTCGAGGCCGGGGATCTGGCGGTCGAGGGGCTGGAGATCGACACGCTCCGGCCCCGCACCTGGAAGGAATGCCGCGATTTCGCGGTGTTCATCGGCGGCCCGAACCCGGCGCTGCGCGAGGACCAGCCCTACAGCCAGGCGCATTTCGACGAGGTCTGCGGCCGATACGGCGATCCGGCGGTAATCGGGAAATACGAGACCGTCTTCATCGACTCGATCACCGTGGCCGGGCGGCTCTGCTTCCAGTGGTGCCGCGGCCAGCCCGAGGCGTTCTCCGAGAAAACCGGCAAGCCCGACATCCGTGGCGCCTACGGTCTGCATGGCCGCGAGATGATCGGCTGGCTGACCCATCTGCAGCACACGCGCGGCAAGCATGTGTGGTTCGTTGGCATCCTTGACGAGCGGCTCGACGACTTCAACCGCAAGGTCTTCCAGCCACAGATCGACGGCTCGAAGACCGGGCTCGAACTGCCGGGCATCGTCGATCAGGTCATCACCATGGCCGACATCGCCGATGCCAATGGCCAGCCGCAGCGCGCGTTCGTCTGCCAGACGCTGAACCCCTGGGGCTATCCAGCGAAGGACCGCTCCGGCCGCCTCGACATGGTCGAGGCCCCGCATCTCGGCCGGCTGATGGAGAAGATCCAGCGTCCCGCGGCGCCCGCCTCCGAACGCCTGACCTGGCCGCCGGTGACCCCGGCCGATCCCGCCCCCGCGCAGGAGCCTGGCCATGGCTGAGCGCCTCTCGCCATGCCCGGTGTCCCGATCTGGTCGCCCGGATGGCTTTTCCCTTCTGACGCCGCTGCGCGTCCCATCCTCCAACTGAAAGGAGCCGCGCAATGTCCGGACCCTGGAACGACTTCAACTCCGCGCAATCGAACACCAACGTCATCCCGAAAGGCACGCTCGCCAAGGTGCGGCTCACCCTGCGCCCGGGCGGCTTCGACGACCCCTCACAGGGCTGGACCGGCGGCTGGGCGCGCCGCGCCGCCACCGGCGCCGTCTATCTCGACGCCGAATACACGGTGCTCGAGGGGCCCCATGCCCGGCGCAAGATCTGGTCGCTGATCGGCCTCTACAGCCCCAAGGGCCCCGACTGGGCGAACATGGGGCGCGGCCTGATCCGCGGCATCCTCAACTCCGCGCGCGGCGTGTCCGACAAGGACAACTCGCCCGAGGCGCAGGCGCGCCGCCGCATCAACGGGTTCAGCGATCTCGACGGCGTCGAGTTCATCGCCCGCATCGACATCGGCACCGACACCAACGGCGAGGACAAGAACGAGATCCGCGCCGCGGTCACGCCCGATCACCGCGACTACGCCGCGCTGATGGGCACGGTCGCGCCTCAGTTCACCGCCGCCCCGGCGCAGGGCCACGCCCCGCAGCAGCCCACCACGGCCACCCAGCCCAGCCAGCCCGCGTCCGCCCCCGGCAACGCCGGTCGGCCGAGCTGGGCGCAGTAAGAGGGAGACCGGCCATGCGCCTGCGCCCCCGCCAGAAAACCTTCGTCGAGCGCAGCGTGGCTGCGCTCGCTTCCCGCGGCAACACGCTGGGCGTGGCGCCCACCGGCGCGGGCAAGACGATCATGCTCTCGGCGGTCACCGGCGAGATGATCGGCGACGGCGCCAAGGCTTGCGTTCTGGCCCATCGCGACGAACTGACGGCGCAGAACCGCGCCAAGTTCCAGCGCGTGGTGCCGGGCGTCGCCACCTCGGTCATCGACGCCACCGAGAAATCCTGGGGCGGCCAGGTCGCCTTCGCCATGGTGCCGACGCTGGCGCGCGCCTCGAACCTCGCCGACATGCCGCGCCTCGACCTGCTGGTTGTCGACGAGGCGCACCATGCCGTCGCCGACAGCTATCGCCGGATCATCGACCGGGTGCGCGAAGCCAATCCCGACGCCCGGATCTTCGGGGTCACGGCGACGCCGAACCGGGGCGACAGGAAGGGTCTGCGCGAGGTCTTCGATAATGTCGCCGACCAGGTGCGGCTGGGCGAGCTGATCGCCTCGGGCCACCTTGTGCCGCCGCGCACCTTTGTCATCGATGTCGGCGTGCAGGACGAACTGCGCTCGGTCCGCAAGCCCATGTCGGATTTCGACATGGCGGAGGTGGCGGGCATCATGGACCGCGCCCCCGTCACCGACGAGGTGATCCGCCACTGGAAGGAGAAGGCGGGCGACCGGCAGACCGTGGTGTTCTGCTCCACTGTCGCGCATGCCGAACACGTCACCGACGCCTTCAGGGCGGCGGGCGTTTCCGCCGCGCTGATCCACGGCGATCTGGCAGCCGAGACCCGCAAGGCGATCCTCGCCGACTACGCCGCGGGGGACATCCGCGTCGTGGTCAACGTGGCGGTGCTGACCGAAGGCTGGGACCACCCGCCCACCTCCTGCGTCGTGCTGCTGCGCCCCAGTTCCTACAAGTCCACGATGATCCAGATGGTCGGGCGCGGGCTGCGTACCGTCGACCCCGAGGAACACCCCGGCATCGTCAAGACCGACTGCGTCGTGCTGGATTTCGGGACGTCGAGCCTGATCCACGGCACGCTGGAACAGGATGTCGATCTCGACGGCAAGACCGAAACCGGCGAAGCGCCGACGAAGACCTGTCCTGCCTGCGGCGCCGATATCCCGCTGGCCGCCACCGAATGCCCGCTCTGCGGCGAGGCGTTCCCGCGCGAGGATCTGGATGCGGGCGAAGGCGGGGCCGCCGCGCCGCTCTCGGGCTTCATGATGACCGAGATCGACCTGCTGAAGCGGTCCAGCTTCGCCTGGGTCGACCTCTACGGCACGGACGACGCGCTGATGGCCACGGGCTTCGCAGCCTGGGGCGGCATCTTCTGGCTGGACGGGGTCTGGTACGCCATCGGCGGGGCGAAGGGCGAACGCCCGCATCTGCTGGGCGTCGGGGAGCGCACGGTCTGCCTCGCGCAGGCGGACGACTGGCTGAACACCCACGAGACCGACGAAAGCGCCTTCAAGACCCGCTCCTGGCTGCGCCAGCCGCCCACGGAAAAGCAGCTGCAGTACCTGCCGCCCGAGTGCCGCCACGACTTCGGCCTGACGCGCTACCGCGCCTCGGCGCTGATGACCTTCGGCTTCAACAAGCGCGCCATCCGCCAGCTGATCGACAGCGCGGCCAGCCCCGAACGGAGGGCGGCATGACCCATGCCCACATCCACCCCCATCACCGCCGAGGACCGGCGGCGGCTCTGGCATCCGCGTGGGACGCTCTGTGCTGTCTGCCGGCAACCCACCCGTGGCTTTGGCTGGTTCGATCCGCACCGGTCGAAGCGGCGCCGGCCCTCGGTCTGGTTCTGCTCGATGCCCTGCCAGTCCTTCTGGACGCGCTTGGCGCGGGAGCGTTTCGCCATGGTTGACCTGACCGAGGAAGAGCGCGCCGCGATCACCGCCAGCATGAAGCGCGTGGCGCTGCTGATGGACGAGATCGGCTGGGCCACCCCGCTTTCCGATCTGACCGAGGCGCAGGTGCGCGCGCTGATCGAGGAAGCCGTCGAGGGCTTCCGCGAGGCCATGTCCGACATCGCCCGGGCGCAGACGCCGGAGGTGCCGTTCTGATGCTGGATTACAATCACCGCCCCAGCTTCGCCGACCGGGTCAACGCGGCCGTTGATCGGGCCCTCACCGCCGATCAGGCGACGCGGCCGCCTCGCGACTACCTCGGCGGCTCGCGCCTCGGCCATGCCTGCGAGCGCGCGTTGCAGTTCGAGTTCACGGCGACGCCGAAGGACGAGGGCCAGGACTTCAGCGGCCAATCGCTGCGCATCTTCGCCATCGGCCATGCGCTCGAGGATCTGGCCGTCGCCTGGCTGCGCGGCGCGGGCTTCGACCTCTACACGCGCAAGGGCAACCGGCCAGATGGCGGCCAGTTCGGCTTCTCCGTCGCGGGCGGACGCATCCGCGGTCATGTCGACGGCATCATCGCGGCCGGGCCCGAAGGCTTCGGTCTGGCCGTTCCCGCCCTCTGGGAATGCAAGACGATGAACGCGAAGAACTGGCGCGCCTGCGTCAAGGACGGCGTGACAAAATCTAAGCCGGTCTATGCCGCCCAGATCGCGGTCTATCAGGCCTACATGGAAGGGACGGTCCCCGGCATCTCGGCCGCGCCCGCCGTGTTCACCGCGATCAACAAGGATACGGCCGAGATGCACCACGAACTGGTGCCTTTCGACGCCGATCTCGCGCAGCGCATGTCCGACCGGGGCGTGCGGATCCTGCAGGCGACCGATGCGGGCGAGCTTCTGCCGCGCGTCGCCACCACGCCCGGCTTCTTCGAATGTCGCTTCTGCCCCTGGTCCGAGCGCTGCTGGGGGTTGCCGGCATGAGCGACGACGGCATCCTGCATTTCAACCCGTGGATGGACTTCAACGACGGGCCGCCGTCCGAGAACCCTTTCGGCTGCGACCCCGACCCCGCGCAGATCGCCGTCTTCCTCGACACCGTGTTCAGCTGGTGCGAGGGGCTGGTCCCGCTCCGCGGCTTCGTCGACAAGGGTCAGGGCCGGGACGGCAAGCCGCACAACATCTGGATCCCCGCCGACGACACCGCGCCCGAGAAACTCGCAACCTTCGCCGGATGGGCGAACCGCGAAGGCGCCGCCGTTTATGTCATCCCCGGCACGGTCGAGGAGCAGGGCCAGGCCCGCGCCGCCGACGTGCTGCAGATGCAGGCCATCGTGGTCGATCTCGACGCGGGCGACATCCCGGCCAAGCTCGACCATGTCACCCGCCACCTCGGCGCGCCCACGCTGATCATCGAAAGCGGCGGGCGCACGCCCGAGGGCGCGGCGAAGCTCCATGTCTGGTGGAAACTGACCGAACCGGCCGAAGGCGACGACCTCGCCACCCTCTGTCGCCTGCGCGGCGAGATCGCGGTGAAGGTCGGCGGCGACACGCATTTCCGCTCGGCCCACCAGCCGATCCGGGTGCCCGGCACGGTCTATCACAAGCACGGCCACCAGCGCCTCGTGCAGATCCGCGAACACCGAGCCATCGAGGTCGATCTTGCCGATTTCACCGAGAGGGTCGCGGAGATGCCGCCGCTGCCCGGCGTGGGCTTCGCCAGCGACGTTGCCGCGCCGACCACGAAGCCCGGCATCGACGCGGTGCTCACCACGCCGGTGCGCGAAGGCGCGGTGGACGACTGGTCCCGCTTCCAGGGGGCCAGCGCCGCCATCGGCCATTACGTCCGCCTCGTCCACGAGGGCCGCCTCGACCCCTTCGCAGGCTGGGAGGCGATCTGCGGCTACAACGCCGCCATGCTGCGCCCGCCCTGGCCGCTCGATCGGCTGATGGCCGAGTCCGAACGGCTCTGGGCGCTGCATGTGAAGCGCAACGGCCCGCCGCTCCTGCGCGCGGCCCATGTCGATGCCCCGGCCAGCCCGCTGCCGACCTTCAGCCTTGGCGCGCTCCTCGACGACACGAGCCCGATGCCCGAGGACATCATCGGGCCGCGCGTGCTGACCCCGGGCGGACTCCTGGTGCTGGGGGGCGCGCCCAAGGTCGGCAAGAGCGACTTCCTGATCTCATGGCTCGTGCACATGGCCGCTGGCGTGCCGTTCCTCGGCTTCGTGCCGCCGCGGCCGCTGCGCGTGTTCTACCTGCAGGCCGAGATCCAGTATCACTACCTGCGCGAGCGCATGCAGCAGATCGCTCTGCCCGCCGCCGTGATCGCCGCCGCGCGCGACACCTTCATCGCCACACCGAAGCTGAAGCTGCTGCTCGACGCGGAGGGTGTCGCCCGCGTGGCCGAGGCGATCCGAACCGCATACCCCGACGCGCCGCCCGACATCATCGTCATCGACCCGATCCGCAATCTCTTCGACGGCGGACCTGAGGGGGGCGGCGAGAACGACAACACCGCCATGATGTTCTTCCTGAAGGACCGGGTGGAGCTCTTGCGCGAGGCCGTCAATCGGGATGCAGGCGTCATCCTCGCCCACCACACCCGCAAGGCCAGCAAGCACCAGGTCAAGGACGATCCCTTCCTCGCGCTCTCCGGCGCCAGCGCGCTGCGGGGTTTCTACACCTCCGGGCTGCTCATGCACCGGCCCGACGAGGACAGCAGCGTTCGCAAGCTGGACATCGAGCTGCGGAACGGACCCGCTCTGCCGGGCAAGCTGATCGACAAGGTGAAGGGCGAATGGGTCGAACTGAACCCGTTGAACGAGCGCCTGGTGCGCAAGGAGGTCGGCGCCAAACTCGATGCCGAACGGCTCCGCAAGCACGATGTCATCCTCGGCATGCTGCTGGATGAGGCCGCGAGCGAGCGCCTGTACACCGCGATGCAGTTCGCCGAGACCTTCGAGAACCGGGGCGGTCTGGGCAGCAAGCACACGATCCGTGAGCGCCTCAGCGTGCTGGCGACCAAGGGCTTCGTGAAGTTCCTGCGCGACCCCTCAGGGTTCGGCTTCCCCGTCACCCGGTCGCGGTTCGGCTATCTCTGCGTCGAGGGCATGCAGTTCGGCGCGCCCGTCGAGGAGGTCGATCCGGCCACCGGCGAGGTCACCACAACCGCCCGTCCGGTCCTGCCCAGCCACTTCAAGTGTCCCCAATCCGGGCTCTGCCTGCAGGTCGAGAACCCCGCCGTCTGGGTCTACCCGGAGGGGCTCGAGGACGACCTAACTCATATGAGTGAGGCCTGACTCATATGACAGCGCCAACTGTGCACTCAATGAAATCAACGGGTTACGGGGAAATAAGAGTTAGGTCCCTGACTCATGCCCGAAGACTTCATGAAGTCTTTTCGCAATGATTACAGCCACTTGTCCTCCGCGGAACAGTTGGGTGTCAAACCCCCATACTACGTATGGGAGGGCCACCCCACAGGGTTGGCCACTCCTCCCATACGTCCGGGCCAGCCGCGCGCGCCGCCGTGACGCTCCCTTGCGCTCTCCGATCCGACGACGGCGGCCCCGTACCGCCAAGCACCAGACCGCCGTCGTCTTCCACCACCACAGGCCACCGGCAAAGGAGACCCATCATGGCTCAGCCAACTCTGATCCCGAATTGCGACGGCGCAAGGTTTGAATCGCTGCCGCTCGAAGCCCCCCGCAACCGCTGCATCCTCGCGCTCGACCTCGGCACCTCGACCGGCTGGGCGATCCGCAACCATGACGGTCTGATCACCAGCGGCACCGTCTCGCTGCGCCCCGGCCGCTTCGACGGCGGCGGCATGCGCTACCTGCGCTTCACCAACTGGCTGACCGAGATCGACCGGCTGTCGGGGCCCGTCGCCGCGATCTGGTTCGAGGAAGTCCGCCGCCACGCTGGCACCGACGCGAGCCACATCTACGGCGGGCTCATGGCCACGCTGACCGCATGGGCCGAACTGCGGGGCGTGCCCTACGAGGGCGTCCCGGTCGGCACGATCAAGCGTCACGCCGCTGGCAAGGGCAACGCCGACAAGGCCGCGATGATCGCCGCCGTCCGCGCCCGCGGCTTCAGCCCCGCCGACGACAACGAGGCCGACGCCATCGCCATCCTGCTCTGGGCGATCGAGACGAAGGGAGGTGTCGCATGAGATGGCACCCCCACGGCTACGGCGGCCGACGCCGGGATCCCGAGCAGGTCAAGCGCGAGGGCTGGCAGGAACAGGGCGTCCTCGCGGTCTCCGCCGATGACGACCGCCTCACCTGGCCCGAGCGTGAACTGGTCCGCCAACTGGGCGAGAAGCTCTACGGCCCGCGACCTTCCGACAGGGAGGCGCGCCATGGCTGATCGCGAATGGACCGCCGACTGCGTCGCCGACCATTTCGAGGAGGCGTTCCGCACCCTGCGCAAGCTGCCGCCGGTGAAGGCGCAGGGCTACTTCAACACCTGGCCCGACATCGTGCGCACCAGCCGCGAGATCGCCGCGATGGAGCCGCAGCCGATGCGGGTCTGGCCCTCGGCCGCCGCGATCACCCGGCTCGAGCAGACCTTCGACTGGGTGCTCTGGATCGAGGAGGCGGAGCGCAAGCTGGTCTGGTCGCGCGCGGCCCGCGTGCCGTGGAAGCAGATCAGCGGGGAACTCGGCTGCGACCGCACGACCGCCTGGCGCCGCTGGCAGCTGGCGCTGACCAAGATCGCGGCGCGCCTGAATGCACAGTGACTCCAATGTGTTGCAACACTTTTTCCTTCGACATCTGCAACAGATCCATGCTATTCCAAAGGCAAGATGGGGAGAGTGCGCTGGAAAGCTCGCTCTCCCCTTTACGTTGACCGGGGCCTTCTGGACCCCGGTATCCAGCGAGGGTCCGGCCGGGGTCCACCCCGAGGCAGTTTCCGGTTCCTTCCTAGCAATATTCGTATGCTGGCGGGCGAAGCGCGGAACATCGCCAGCGACAGGGCCGGATTTTTGGGAAGCCACCCGGAAGCCGGATCCACTCACGCCCCGCGCAAACACCAATGAACGCTGGCCTTCCGACCGGAAACCGCTGGTGCCCGCTGGACCCCGCTTGGAGTCCAGCACGGCATCCGGAGTCCGGAAGCCACCAGTATCCACCCGACCGAGGAACCTTGCCCACCATGACGCTGAGCTTCGCCCCGGACGCGATCGAGACGTGGCCGCTGGCCAAGCTCCAGCCCTACGCGAAGAACGCGAAGGCGCATGGCGCGGACCAGGTCGCGAAGATCGCGGCCAGCATGGCGGAGTTCGGCTGGACCGTGCCGTGCCTCGTGGGCGAGGACGGGGAGCTGATCGCGGGCCACGGCCGGGTGCTGGCCGCGACGCAGCTCGGGCTGACCGAAGCGCCGGTGATCGTGCTGGGGCATCTGACCGAGGCGCAGCGGCGGGCCTACCGGATCGCGGACAACAAGCTGACCGAACTCGGCACCTGGGACGAGGCGCTGCTGTCGGCGGAACTGAACGACCTGCTGGCCGAGGATTTCGACCTGTCGCTGGTCGGCTTCTCGGACGGCGAGTTGGACAAGCTGCTGGCCTACGTCGCGGAAGATGACGGGCAAGAAGGTAGCGCCGGGGGCTCCGTGCCGCCGGTGACCATTCCCGAGCCGCCGCGCAATCCGGCATCGCGCATCGGCGATCTGTGGATCCTCGGCGATCACCGGCTGCTTTGCGGCGACAGCACCAGCGTTTCCGATGTGCGCCGCCTGATGAATGGCGAGCGGGCGATCCTGTTCGCGACCGATCCGCCCTATCTGGTGGACTACGACGGCTCGAACCATCCGACCCGCAACAAGGATTGGTCGTCGTCCTACGGCACGACCTGGGACGACAGTTCGCAGGGCGCGGAGCTCTACGACGGCTTCATCGCCGCTGCCGTTGCCGAGGCGATCACCGAGGATGCCGCCTGGTACTGCTGGCACGCCTCGCGCCGCCAGGCGATGCTGGAAGCCTGCTGGGAAAAGGCGGGCGCCTTCGTCCACCAGCAGATCATCTGGGTGAAGGACCGGGGCGTGCTGACCCGGTCGCACTACCTCTGGAAGCACGAGCCCTGCTTCATGGGCTGGCGCCGCCCCAACCGTCCGCCGAAGGTGGCCGAGGAAACGCTGCCATCGACATGGGCGCTGCCCAGCTTTGCCAAGGACGACCGGCCCGACCATCCGACGCCGAAGCCGCTGGACGCGTTCGGGATCCCGATGCGCCAGCATGTGGCGCGTGGCGGCCTCTGCTACGAACCGTTCTGCGGCTCCGGGTCACAAATCATGGCGGGCGAGGCGAACGGCCGGCGCGTCTTCGCGATGGAGATCAGCGCAGCCTACGTCGATGTCGCCGTGGAGCGCTGGCAGGCGGAAACGGGCAAAGACGCGATCCTCGACGGCGACGGACGGACCTTCGCGCAGGTGAAAACCGAGCGACTGGGCGGCGATGCCGACGCCCTGGCCGACGCGCCGGACACGGACGCTGCCCCCGAACCCGCGCGAAAGCGCAAAACTGCAGCATGAAGCAATCGCGCCTCATGTCGCTGGTCGAGTCCGTCGCCAATGTGATCGCCGGCTACGGCGTCGCCGTCGTCACGCAGATCCTGATCTTTCCGATCTTCGGCTTGCACACCACGCTGGCGCAGAACCTGCAGATGGGCGCGATCTTTACTCTCGTGAGTATAGTGAGAAGCTTCGGATTACGGCGGCTGTTTGAGGCGATTCGAGTTCGTCGAGTGTGATGGAGGGATACTTCTGACAATAGAGAACGGTGGCAACGGCGACGCGGCGCTTCCGGATGGGCTCGAGGCCCTTCGTCGTGAGCTTAGTCTTGCGGATGTGATGCAACTCATCGAGCGGACCGCCCGATGGGTCGATCCGAAGACGTTCCAGTACCTGCCGGTGTGGTACCCGGAACATGCTCGGCGAGGTCTCTTCTACAAGGCGAACTGGTCGGAGCCGCAAATGAACACCAATCGGCAAACGCGCGTGAGCGTACATAAGTCCGAGGGGAATGTGCATGCAAACAAGGCTCTAACGCTCGCGCTAGGTTTCCGTTCTGATGAGCGGCCGAACTGGTCGTGCTGCCACATCTGGGGGGTGGATGACGCGTTCTTCCAGGTGAGCAACGCTGTTGTTCAGGACAGGCGCTTCTTCTCGTGCGTGGCGAACATGGTGTTGCTTCCGACGCCGCTGAAAGCATTCACCGACGTGATGACTGAAGTGAAGATGTTTCTGGGTGTCTGCGCCCGACACCTCTACGGTTGGTCGTGCGACCACGCAGAGGTGGCGGGATTGGCTGCCCAGGTCGAAAACTGGTCGGAGTGGGATGGCTATCCCGAAAGCTGGCCGAGGCCGGACAGGCCTTCCATCCCGCGTGGAACCGCATCCTTTTCGCCGCGGATCAAAGTTGCTGCGGACAACCGACTGGCGCGAATTCGCTTTGATCTAGCGAACGCCGGTCCCCACTATCCTCGAGACGAGGTTCGGGAAGTGCTCGGCTACTGGAAGATAGCTATCTGAGAAGCTCGGCCACAGAAACAAAGCCGCCGCCCCGGTGGGACGACGGCCTTCATCTTTGTCGAATTACGGGCTTCAGGCGGCGGGCAGCTTATAAACCCTTCCGCGCCCCTCGAACTTCTCCGAGGCCACCTCGAGCCCGAGTTTCTTCTTCAGCGCCCCGGCCATCGCGCCGCGCACCGTGTGCGACTGCCAGCCCGTCGCGGCCATGATCTCCTCGATGGTCGCGCCGTCCGGCGCGCGCAGCATGGCGATCAGCGTGGCCTGCTTGGTGCCCTCGCGCGGCGTGCGCGTCTTGGGCGCGGAGTCCGGTTCTGTGGCGGTGTTCGGCGCGGGCTCCGCGTTCGGCGCCGCGTCGGCACCCGTGGGCGCGCTGTCGCTGCCTTCCGGCTCGATCCCGATGGCGGCGAGGCCCGCGTCGGTGGCGACCAGCGTGACGCCGTGGCCGTCGCCGGTCTCGCGCCAGACGGGCTCGCCCTTGCGCATGTCGGCGTCGACCTCCTGCAGGAAGCCCTTGGCGAGCATCGCGCCGACCACCTTGGCGGCGGCGCCACCGCGCAGGCTTTCGGGCAGCGGCAGGGCTATGTGCTCGGGCCGCTGGGCGGCGGCGCTCAGGATCAGGGCTCGGGTATCGGAAAGCTTGGTCATGGGGTCGTCTCCGTATTCGGGCCCGCGTCATGCGGCGCCTTCTACGACCCCGAGCCGCGCAGGGCGCGCGGCGGGAGTTCCGGCTGGGCCGGAGATCAGCGGGCGTGTTCGCCCTCGCCGAAGGCGCTGTCGGTGATGCGCTTCAGGAGGCTGGCGTAGTGTTCGAGGGTACCGACCATGGCCCAGCCCGCCTCGTCGGGGGCGCAGTTGAAATGGTCGTCGCTGAGCGCCTGCAGACGGGAGAGCATCTCGTCGATCTCGGCCTTCTTGCCGATGAAGGCGGCGAGTGCCGCTTCCTTGTTCCGCCGGGCCTTCTCGGCGCGGAGTTCGTGGCGCGGGGTGGTGATCGGGTTCAGGCGGCTGGTCATCGTGGTGGCTCCTTGGTGAGTTGCATCGCTTAGCTGGAGTGACGTTCGCTCCGGTGGCGACGCTTATCAACTCGATAAGCACATGATCTTGAATGATAATCGGAGCCGTCGATGCAGGGCATGAGCGAGCGCCAGTACGCCGCGCATGTCGGGCTGTCGCGGGGCGCGATCCAGAAGGCGAAGACGGCCGAGCGGCTGGTCCTCTATCCCGACGGCAGCATCAACGCGGCCGCCAGTGACGCTAGACGGGCCGAGACAACGGACCCGTCGAAGACGAGAAAGCCGCCCGCGCCGAAGCTGAAGCCCGTCCCCGAGGCGGCCGTGACCGCTGTTGGCGATACGCTCCGCGAACAGGGTCTGTCGGTCCCAGCGGTTGGCGGCGGCACCACCTTCCTGCAGGCAAAGACGGCAAACGAGGTGCTGAAGGCGCAGGAGCGACGCATCCGGCTGCAGAAGCTGAAGGGGGAGTTGATCGAGCGGGCCCGCGCGCTGGCGCTGGTGTTCCGGCTGGCGCGGGAGGAACGGGACGCATGGGTGACCTGGCCTGCACGTGCGGCGGCGCTGATGGCGGCCGAGCTCTCGGCCTCGTGCAGCGACGCGACGGGCCAGCAGATCACCGTGGAGCCAGCCGCGATGCAGAAGGTCCTGGAAAAACATGTACGCGCCCACCTCGACGAGCTCGCCGAGGTCCGGCCCGACTTCCGATGAGAATGGCGATGGCCTGACCGACTTCGACGGCGCGGGCGAGATCCTGCGCGCCTGGGGCAACGGGCTGCGACCCGACCCGGACCTGACCGTCTCGGAATGGGCTGACCGGCACCGGATGCTCTCGGGCCGCGCCTCGGCCGAACCCGGGCGGTATCGCACGGTTCGCACGCCATACATGCGCGAGATCATGGACCGGCTGAGCCCCGGCGATCCCACGCAGCGGATCGTGTTCATGAAGGCCGCACAGGTCGGCGCGACCGAGGCGGGGAACAACTGGATCGGGTTCGCGATCCACCAGGCGCCGGGACCGATGCTGGCGGTCCAGCCGACGGTGGAATTGGCGAAACGCAACTCGCGCCAGCGGATCGATCCGCTGATCGACGAAAGTCCGGAGCTGCGGGAGCGGGTCAAACCGGCCCGGTCCCGCGACGCGGGCAACACGATGCTGTCGAAGGAGTTCGCCGGCGGCATCCTGATCATGACGGGGGCGAACTCGGCGGTCGGGCTGCGCTCGACCCCGGCGCGATACATCTTCCTCGACGAGGTCGACGCCTATCCGGCCTCGGCCGACGAGGAAGGCGATCCGGTGACGCTGGCCGAGGCCAGGTCATTGACCTTCGCCCATCGGCGCAAGGTGTTCCTGGTCTCGACGCCCACCATCCGGAGCCTCTCTCGGATCGAGCGGGAATACGAGGCCAGCGACCAGCGCCGGTTCTTCGTGCCGTGCCCGCATTGCGGCGCGATGCAGTGGCTGAAGTTCGACCGGCTGCGCTGGCAGAAGGGTCGGCCCGAGACGGCGGAATACCACTGCGAGGAATGCGAGACGCCCATCGCGGAACACCACAAGACGGCGATGCTGGAGGGCGGCGAATGGCGGGCGACCGCCGTTGCCGCCGATCCGACCACGGTCGGGTATCACCTCTCGGCGCTCTACTCGCCGATCGGCTGGCTGAGCTGGGAGCGGATCGTGCGGGCATGGGACGCGGCGCAGGGGTCCGACGAGGCGATCAAGGCGTTCCGGAACACCATTCTCGGCGAGACATGGGTCGAAACCGGGGAAGCGCCCGACTGGCAGCGGCTCTACGACCGGCGCGAGCGCTGGACATCCGGCACGGTGCCAGCGGGCGGGCTGTTCCTGACCGCCGGGGCCGACGTGCAGAAGGACCGGATCGAGGTCGATGTCTGGGCCTGGGGTCGCGGGCTGGAAAGCTGGCTGGTCGATCACGTCGTCATCGAGGGCGGGCCGGATCGGCATGACGCTTGGTCGGAGCTGACGGCGCTGCTGGACCGGTCGTGGCCGCACGACCGCGGCGCGCATCTGCGGATTGCGCGGCTCGCCATCGACACCGGCTACGAGGCCCCGGCGGTCTATGCGTGGTCGCGGGCGCAAGGCTTCGCGCAGGTGTCGCCGGTGAAAGGTGTCGAGGGGTTCAATCGCTCGAGCCCCGTGTCGGGGCCAACCTTCGTCGACGCAACCGAGGGCGGTAAACGCCTGCGGCGCGGGGCGCGGCTCTGGACCGTGGCGGTGTCGACCTTCAAGGCCGAGACCTACCGCTTCCTGCGGCTGGCGCGCCCGACCGAGGAGGAGATGGCCGACGGGGCGGCGTTTCCGCCCGGATCGGTCCACCTGCCGCATTGGGTCGAAAACGAATGGCTGAAGCAGTTCGTGGCCGAACAGCTGGTGACGGTGCGCACGAAGCGCGGCTTTGCCCGGCTGGAATGGCAGAAGCTGCGCGAGCGCAACGAGGCGCTGGACTGCCGGGTCTATGCCCGCGCCGCCGCCTGGATCGCGGGCGCCGACCGTTGGCCCGAAGAGAAATGGCGCGACCTCGAGGATCAGCTCGGGGCCGCCCCCACCGACACCGATCCCGCCGGGCAGATCAACCGGCCGGGGCAGGCCCCGCAGGGCAAGCGCCGCTCCGACTGGCTCGGGCGGCGCGGAGGATGGTTCTGACATGGCAGACTGGACAGAAACCGAGCTCTCCGCGCTGCGCCGGGCCTATGCCAGCGGCACGACCCGGGTGAGCTATGACGGCAAGTCCGTCGACTATGGCTCGGCCGAGGATCTGCTGGCGCGCATCCGCACCATCGAACGCTCTATCGCGGGCACGGCGCGGCCGCTGCCTGTCGCCGGGCTCGCGGGCTTCTCGCGCGGGGATCGGTGATGTCGGCGACCTGGTTCGATCACGCCATCGCTACGGTGGCACCACGCATGGCGGCCCGCCGCGTCATGGCCCGCCAGGCGTTCGAGACCCTGACGCGGGGCTACGACGGGGCTGCACGTGGGCGACGGACGGAGGGCTGGCGCGCGCCGGGATCCTCCGCCGACACCGAGATCGGTGTCGCCG